GCTCGAACGTTTCACGCAGTGACGGGACGACGTGCTTGACGATGTGCTGGTAGGTCTGCCGGGTGCTATCGAGGCCACGTGACTCGGGTGGAATCCAGTGGAAGGCGGCAACGTCGCAGGCGTACCCCTTGCCCGCGCACGCGAAGGTGTAGTCGGCGCGCTTGATGATCTTGGGCTGATGTCCTGACGCGAAGGGCCGGTCGCCGCTGGTTGTCTGCCCGTCGGCAGCCAACTCCCATCCGTAGAATTTTTGGATTGCTGCGATGGTGGTCATGGCGCCACCAACCGATCACGGTCGATGTACCGGACGCCGAGGTCGAACCCGGAGGGTTCGCCTTGTGACCATGCAGTGTCGTAGTCGATCCATCCCCACAGTTCGACTTGCCGGAACTCGGGCGGGGTGGGCTGGCCTGCCCACAGGATCAGGCCGCGCTTGAGTTGCTTCTCGCGCACGGCTGCGCCCCGACGGGAACGCACCCGGCGCACTTCGATGTTGCGTCCGACGTCAGCCATGTCGGACCAAAGGTGGTGCTGGTCGGCGGGCCACACGTGCCCGCCCCAGTACTGGTTCGTGTGCTTCGCGACTGCCAGTTCGGTGACCGCTGCCGCGACCTGCGCGGTGCGGTCGTCCTCCATCCTGGAGTCCTGATACCAGGGCGCGTTCAGGCTGGTCCAACGCTCAGTGAAGCGGCGGATACCAACGTGGGACGCCCACTCGTATTCCCATGCTTCGAGGTCGATGATCACATTGCCCTCCTCAGGCTCGGCGGAACCCAGCGTCCGCTGCTGCGCTTCCGTCTTACACCCTGCATTGCCCCGTATTGGCCCGTAGAGCCACCCACAAGGCCCCGCACTATGCGATTGGCCTCCTGGTAGTCGACAGATTCCAGGGCCGCTACGAGGCTCACAGCGTTTCCGCCTGCGCCGCAGGCATGGCAGTGCCACAGCCCCTTGCCGCGGTTCACGGAGGCGCTGGCGACCCGGTCGTCATGGACCGGACACTTCATCGGATGCTCCCCATGCCGTGGTTCGGGCAGGTTGTACTTGTCGAACACGGCCAGCAGGTCAGCCTCAGGATCGTCACTCATACCGCACCCACCGACTTGAGCATGTCGACGAACTCGCTGAGTTCCATCACGACATACGACTCCTCGATGCTCTTCTGCCTGCGCTTGACGACCGCAGCCCCGAAGGCCGGGGCCTCCGCCGGGTACTTCACCTCATAGTTGGCGGACTCGATCAGGGACTCCTTCACGAACTGGGCCAGATCGATCTGCTTGCGGGCCTTCAACTCCAGGATCAGCGTCCCGGTCGACAGAGGGAACGCCGCGTCCCCAATGTCGTTGGCCCCAGCCCTGGGCAGGCGCTTCGCCTTCACACCCAGCCCCTGCAACGTGTCGCACACGGCGGACTCATACCGGCTGCCCTTCGCCTTGGCTGCCGCTGTCACGCCATGCTCCACAAGATCACGCCGAGGAATGCCCCCGCCATGAACGACAGCCAGAACACGCTAGTGATCGAGATGCGGTAGCACTCGGCCTCGAACGTGGCATCCCCGTTCATGCGACCACCGCCAACGTCACCCGGCGCCGCTCACTCGGCAGCAAACCGCCAAAGATGCCATGGTCCAGGTCGTTCTCGACCGCATACCGCAAGCATTCCGCCTGCACCTCGCACCGGGCACACACCCGTGTAGCGGGCGCAGCACCGGGCTGCTGCAGTGAACCAGCCTCCGGGAAGAACGCCTCCGGGTCAGTGCCCAAGCAGTTCGCCCGATCCATCCACGCGACTACTACTGCCATTGCATCCTCTTCCTGTGTAGTTCCAGATCCATGTGGGTGTTGAACAAAGTCATCGAGGGCGCGTCCACGTACACGGTGATCGGGTTCTCCGCCATCGGGTCCGCTTCACCGTCGCGGTTCTTCACCGCGCACACGTGGTATTGGTCGCCATCCATGGCGACCGTGATGATCGTCTCCGGCAGCGCAGCGACCTTCCCCATCAGCGCCCGCATCGGAGCCGGACGGTTCGGCTTGGAGTCGTTCTCGCTCACGTGATGCAGCACCACCACGGCGGCCTCAGTCTCCCGAGCCAGGCCATGCAGGGCACGCATCGTGTCCCGGTAGCCGGTCCACTCGTTCTCGTGCATCGACTGGACGTTCATCAGGTTGTCGACGAAGATTCCCGACGGTGCCCGACCGAACAACTCGATGTACGCCATGACCTCGTCATAGATGTCATCCATCGACGGGTGTGGATCAGAGTCGATGCGGACCCGGCGGTTCAACTCCCACAACTCATCCTCGATCAGCGACACCGACTCGGTCTTGCGCATCTCCTTGATCTCGTTCACCGTCTTGCTCATCAGTACGGCACTGACGCGGTTCACCACGGTGCCCTGGTCGGAGTCGGCGGAGAAGTACAGCACGTCCTCACCGCACGTGACCGCATACCACAAAGCCATCAGCGTCTTGCCACGTCCGGGCTGCCCAGCAATCACATGCAACTGGCCCCGGCGGAACATGATCGACGCGCCCGTCAGGGCGGGGAGGATCCCAGGCAGATCCTTCCCCGCCTCCGACGTGCCGCGAACGACTTGGAGAAGTGAGCGCATCGTTTACCGAGGCGGCCAAGCGACGTCGCACTTACCAGCCCGATAGTCACCGAACGGTGAATCATTCACACACACGTACGCCTTGTAGGCGCGACCGGCCTTGTTGGTGCCGTTCTTCACGATGCGCGGGCCATGCTGGCATGCGCCAGCATCAGGCATTCCGCGCGTGTACTTGTTCCCCCACTTGTCGTCCCGCTGCTCGATCGCACCGCCCTGTACAGAATCCTGTACAGGCCCAGACACCACCGTTCCGGTCAGGCCAGCAGCAGCCAGGTTGTCGATCGCTGCCGCCACCTCGTTTACTGGGGCAGGCTGCGTTACACCCTGCATTGCTGCCGCCAGCAACTGCAGTTCATGGATCCGGCCCAGCATCTCGTCAGCCGTGTCAGCCCTGCCCGTGAGCAGGTCATTGTTGTGCCCCACCTTGATCGTCAAGGAGAACGGGGACTCAGTTGTTGCACTCATCTATTTTCCTTTCGTGTGTATTTGCAGTGGATACTCGGAAGCCTTCGATCCGCCGACAGCGGTGCAGTAGTCCTTGAACGAGCAGAACCCGCAGTGGTCGCCGACGCTGGGGGGCAGGTAGCCCGTCTCGATGTGGGCATCCATCGCCGCGAACTGGTAGTCGTAGAACTCGATCGACCAAGGGGTCAGGTCCACGAGGTCAGCGAGTTCACCCTTGCGGGACATGTAGATGGCGCCCCACTTCGGGCGGATGCCGTACACCTTCTCAATCGCACTCGCGTACAGGCCCAACTGGATCGGTCCCGTCGCCGGGTTCCGTGACCCAGTCTTGTAGTCGACCACGACCAGTGTGTCGGGAGTGGCGTCCGTCCACGGTGGCAGGTTCAACTGGTAGACGGCGTCGATGACCAGGCGCACGTGCGCGCCACCGAACACGACCTCGGCTTCCCATTCGATGCCGGGCTTGCCGTCCGGCATCGTCGCGATCTGCCATCCGCTGCGCTTGTACCAGTCCAGGTATGTCTCCACCTGGCGCAGGCCCTCGGCCTGCCAGAACTCCAGATCCTCACCATCGGGCAGTGCCTTCGAGCGGCGGCCCGACGTGCGCCAGTCCTCCGCTGGGACACCCGATTGCCGCTCAACCTCGGCAACCTTGTCGGCCCACACCTGGGCCCAGCGCTCGACCAGATCACTCATCGTCGAACTCCCGCTCCCCCACGCTGGCGAACTCTGGGACGGGCAGCGTCACCGCTGACCGGCAGTCCACGCAGTAGCCGTTCAACGTGTACCAAGCGATCTCGTTGTCGTCGTCCAACTTCACCAGAACCTTGAACGTGTCCGACCCGCACAGGCAGACCCGCGACGGGATGCCCCGAGTGTTCACTTCCACTCCCTCAGTCATCCTGCATTCGCCTCTCGTACAGGTCGTGGTTGACGCGCTCGATCATTTCGTGGACGGCGTTCCCAGCAGCGAGATACACCGCCGGACGCTCCGGCACCTGCATCACCTTCGACAAGTACCACTGATGAGCGCACTTGCTGAACGTCGACAACTGGCTGAAACTTCTATGCGCTGGCCAGTTCATCGCTCACCCCAATCACCATGAAGTCCCAGTCCCGGCAGTCAACCTCAGGAATGGAGTAGCCCTCCATGTTGCCGATCTCCAGTATGTCGTCGAAGCCCATCTGCAGGGCCCGCCAAGCCGCCATGTCAACATCCTTCTCGTCGGCCCACCAGGGCCAAACAACCAGGGCAATGTTTGCCTCGCGGCCCATCAGGATCTCGATGTCTCCATCGAGCCGGGCCCTCGTGAAGTCGTCCAACTCCCACCCCCCATTCACGGACATGACCAGACATTAGACCGAGCAATCGCAGGGAGCAAGAGCCTTTCTCGGCGTGTCGCGTAATTCCTGCAATCACAATTTGTAGATTAAGGGCACGGTCTGACAGCCGTGGGGCGGGAACCTCGATGACGGGTGACGGCAGAGATCCCTGACTCAGGTGACGGCCCCCCGAACCAACCCAGCCTGAAGGGGAAGCAGGCCACGGGGGGGTAGGGGGGGCGTTTCCTGAATCAGGGATCCGGCAGAAGGGGCCGAGCCCCGGGCGAGGCCCTAGAAGAACATCAAGAAGAATTGTTCTTCGGCTTGTCCGGTACGCGGACAAGCCCAGTGTCAATCTTCGGACGGGCCTTCACGTAGTAGAAGCCATCTGGACTGTGGTACTCGTAGTGGACAACCGCGCCTGCCTGTTGCAGTTTCGCAACCCAATTCTCGTACCTAGTCCGATCAACCGGACGGACTTCCTTGCCCGCCTGGAGGCGGGCACCGATACGGAGCATCGTCAACTGGAAAGCGTGATTGTGGTCCACCGAGATCCGGCCCCAAGGAATGAACTCGTCATAGCGAACCCGGTTCGTTAAACCGATCCGAGACAGGTGCCCCGAAACGGACGACAAAGCCACGTCCTCGCCCGTCTCCCGCTTGATCCGATCCTGGATCTGGTGATGGTCAAGTCCCTCATCCACCCACCTCTCAAGGATGGAATCGCTTGGCATCTTCCGTTTTGCTGGCATCCCTCGTCCCCCCTGCGAAACAAATTTTTACCATCATGCATTGCAGGAGCCCCAAAATCAAGCCGAAAAACCGTTGGTACTATCAAGGTTCGAATTTATAACCAACACATCGACTACATCCTGCATTCCATATTTCCTGCAATGCGCTTGACTGAGACCATTGCAGGACTTACGCTTGCATGCTATGAGCATCAGCATCGAAGAAGCCGAACAGGAGTATGTTCACTGGCGGAAGGCCCAGGGCTACGCCCGGGCCACCATCCGCAACGACAGGTCCGCCATCAAGATCCTGCGGGACACCCTTGGCGGCGGCTACACCATCGCCGCCATCGACGACCTCGCCGTAACACGAACGCTAGATCGGGCGTCCGACACCCGCTCCCCGGCCTCCGTCAACATGGTTCAGTCTTGCCTGTCCGCATTCTTCAAATGGTGCCGACTTCGCAAGTACATGGGGATCGACACCGATCCCATGCTGGGCATGCGCTACAAGCGCGTGCCCAAGAAGGAGCGCCGCAGGCTGGCGGTCCACGAGTTTCCTGCATTCCTCGATGCGGCAGCCGAGCCCCGGGACCGGGCCGCCTGCGCCCTGGGCCTATATCTGTTCCTGCGATCCTCCGAGGTCGTGTCCCTTCGCCTGCGCGACCTCGACCTGCAGGCCGGGACTATCGGCGTGACCGTCCACAAAACTGGCGATTACGACGTCATGCCCATTTCAGCCGAATTGGACCGCGAACTTCGCGTTTGGCTCACCGCATACCAGGCTGAGTGTGGCGCACTTCACAAAGACTGGTTCCTTGTTCCAGCCAAAACTCAGGCAGGCTTTGGTACGCACTGCCTTAATCCTGTCGGCAAGATTTCCAGGCCGGAAGAAATCGTGAAGAAGACCGTTGGCGCCTACGGCTGGTCAGACACACACTGGCAAGGGTTTCACTTACTGCGGGCTTCCGGCGCCCGGGCGTGGTTCGATGAGTTGAACGAGCAAACCATCGACGGGGCATTGAAGATAGTTCAGGCCCATCTGCACCACTCCAGCGTCGTAATGACCGAGCGCTACCTAGGGCTCACCGCCGACCGCGCCAAGCGCGATCGGCTACTCAAGGGGGAGAGTATGTTTCCAAGCCTGAATGCAGGTAATGTGATACCAATGCGGAAGGAAGCACGATGAGGCTACAGATCGTTGCCTGCGATAAGTGCGGCGTCCGCGAAGAGAAGAAGACCGTTCAGCCGTGGACCGCTCGACGAGGCCACACCCGCTACCAAGGCGAACTCTGCGAAGCGTGCTGGACAGAACTCGTCGAACTTTTTTCGCCATCTGCCATGGCCAAGTCCCGAC